CCAACGCCCTGACAATCCAGATATCGAGACATAATTGGAAAGCAGAGCGACAGGAGCACTGGGGCGACCTTGAATCAGATTATCGCGAGGCCGCAAAGACAAGGGATTTACTCGAAAGGGATGAACTCGATGCCCGATTAAAGCGAAACAATGAGCTATTCATGGAGCAGGTTGAAGCTGCTTTATCGGCAATGGGGATCGGGGTAGACGAAGATGGAAAGCCAACAATGATCCGGGAAGGTGTCCCGATTAAGGATCTCAGTGCACTCGCCAACATTCAGAGGATGGTCCATGAATCAGAATACCGCCGCCTGAACGTCGCACTACCAAAGCAGCCGATTGAGGATGTAACGGACCACAGCGCACCTGCCGATGACCCGGACCTCATTAATCAGATCGGTAAGCATGTCGATGAAAAGCTGGCAACCGCATCAGCCCTCGTAGAGTACACCACTGACCCCCCGAAGCCCGGTAACGGCAAAGGAAACGGGAGCGGTAATGGTCACGATCCTCAGTAGAACCAACTTCATCCGTGAACGGTTAATCTACCTCGAGACCCGCGAGTACTTCCACCGTAAATTCTGGAACGATGCAGGGCTCAAGCCGCCATTCCCACAACAGCAATCAGCAATCAACGCCTGGTACAACGGTGCCGATCACATCCTGCTTAAAACCGGGCGACGTGCAGCCAAAACTATAACCGGTGCATCATTCATACCTCCGGAAGCTAAGTTCAGGCCAACCGGAGCACTACCCAAACGCCACATACTCCATACCGGACCAGCTACAGAGGTAACAGATCGCGTTGGTCAATTCCTGTGGTCATGGATCAACAACCGCAATCTGATTGGTAAGGTAGCCAAGGGATCGAGCGAGGCCAAGCGGTTGATTAAAATGCCGTGGCATGCTGAGATTCGCGGTAAGACAACCAAATCAGAGGCGGGAAAGAAGCCGCTCCATCTACAGGGTGACGCTCAATACGGGATCCTCGAAGACGAAGCCGCCAGTGACGCGCCGATTGTGTTGCCGCAGTTCCTGATGCCGATGGTCGGGGATGTATCGGGTTGGCTGTTACTCGCATCAACGCCCAAAGGACGCCTGAATCATTATTACGCCACATACAAAGACTGGAAGGCCCGTATGGAGGCAGGCGATCCCAGGTACTACGTCGGCGAATGGACATCATACGATAACCCGTACATTGACCACGCATGGATTGAGGACTTCCGTGAATTCTGTGAAGCCACCAATCAGATGGAACTCTGGTATCAGGAAGTCATGGGTGACTGGACATCGTTATCAGGGGCGATATACAAAGGATTTAAACCGACAGTCGCAGGTAGCCCGTGGCATGTTAATCCTGACGCTCAGTATATTCCCGGTGTTCCAATAATCCTGGGCATTGACTGGGGTGAAAATTTCAGGTGTGAATTCGCGCACAGGGTTGACGGTGACCGGTTCATATTCTTTGATGAGATCGCGGACAAGATCACTGACCCGAATGCACAGCTTGAACTCGTGATTGCCAAGCTCAGGGAACACACGGGCATGGAGTGGGGGCAGGCTGTCAGGGAGGTCAGCACGGCGTATTGTGACCCGTCCGGCCTGACCATGATTACATTATTTGCCAATGCCGGATTCCACGTATTCAGGCCGAATCCAAGACAAAAGACAACGCTAAATGCCGTCGAGCCTGGAATCAATCAGGTTCAGTTACTTTATTCACGTTCTGACATGCCGGGTATTGTAATTAATCCCGAAAGGTGCTATACGTTAATTGAAGAAACATTAGGTTACGAGAGAAATCCTAAGACTCAACAGCCTATTAAAACAGACGATCATTCATGTGATGGCAAGCGATATTTGATTCAGGGTGAAATGGGACTGTACACGAAAGCCCCTGCGTTACTGGAATTTTAATGGAAATCCTCAACCGCATAAAGCAAGCCCTCAACGTACTGTTTCGCAAAGAAATCAATTTCACAAACTTCCCCAACGGCCTGAGCGCAGGGACCGGGGGGCTATCCGGCTCCAACAACTTTGTCAATTACTCCAACGAAGGATTCATACGGAACCCGTCAGTGTATGCCTGCATCGAGTATATCGAGCGCGCTACCAAGGCGATCACGTTCCAGCTACAAAAGAACGGCGAAGATGTGGAGGACGATGACCCTGCCGCCGCCGCCATTCTGAGAACGCTTAACAGACCGAACAAATTCCAGTCGATGAGTGAGTTCATATCCAACTGGTCGATCAACATGCAGATCGGCGGGATAGCGTACATTCACATGACCGGGGTCGGTTCTGAAAGCCTTGGCGATATCAGCCGGGTTAAAACCGAAGGCGAACTGTGGTTGTTACGTCCTGACCTTGTCGAGATCAAACACAACGGGCGTGAGATTGAAGCGTTCCTGTATCGACCAGAGGGCAGCGGTACCGTGATTACGCTGTCACCTGAAGAAGTGTTCTATACCAGGTACCCGCATCCGCTCGATATGTTCAAGGGCATGTCACCGATGCAGGCAGGGACAAGGATCATCAATGCCCATAACCGATCGATATCATGGTGGGATAGTCTGATTGCGAACAATGGAAAACTGTCTGGCGTCCTTGGCTTAAAGGGCATGACCAACGCCACTGAAAATGACCTGGATCGATTACAGAAAAGCTGGACAGAGAAATATACCGGACCACAAAACGCAGGCAAGACAGCCATATTT